TACATCGTGGGATAGCTCACCGATCCTTCCGAAGAAGTTTTAATTTATCAGATGATATAGAAGTTAAGGAAGCGAAACTTTCTAATGGACTATTAACTATTACCTTAGAGCGAATAATTCCAGAGGAAAAGAAGCCTAAGAAAATAAAAATAGTCAATTAAGATGATGAATACGGCTGCTCAAGCCTGATCATCGTGCTAAGGAGATAACATGATAACTAGAATTGCAGCAGCCGTTTCATTTGGAACAGGGATTACATTTGGTTTATTGTTCATAATGCAGTTGTTAATTTCAACTGGGGAACAGGCCATGACGGAGACTGAGAACTTCAGACTTGGTGACTTTGTGCGTGTTGAACGAACTGAAGTTGTCGAGGTAAAGAAAGAAAAGCCTGAGAAACCTCCAGAACCAGAGCAAATGCCTGAAATGCCTACGCCTGATATGTTAAATAACTTTGATAACTCTATGGCTGTCTCTGTATCTGCGCCTCAAATTAGAACAGGTATGAACATAGGCGGGGTAGGTTTTGGTATAAGTGACGGGGAATATTTACCTATTGTTAAGGTAGCTCCTGTGTATCCAGCAAGGGCTTTGAACAGGGGCTTGGAAGGCTACGTTATTGTAGAGTTTACAGTAACTAGACAGGGAACAGTAAGAGATGTAGGCGTTGTAGAATCTACAAGTACTTTGTTTGAACGTGCAGCTATGGAATCTGCTTTAAAGTTTAAGTATAAACCAAGAGTCATTGATGGTGTAGCTGTTGAAGTTCCGGGCGTAAGAAATAAAATAACCTTTGAAATTTCTGCTTAGTTATAAACTATATTCAAAATTCTGTGTCTCGGCATTAAGACTTATAAGCTTTGCCCCGTTTCTAATATGGTAATGTGTTGCCATCGGTGTAAGCGGAGACAGCGTAACAACTCTTTTTAAGTTTTTGATCTTGGCATATTTAAGAGCCTCTTCCATTATTTTCTTTCCTGCTCCTTTTTGTCTTGACCAGACAGTATAAGCAATAGCCATATTTGCGTTTTTCTCATACTTACTAACCTTACTCATTAAGTCTAACTCACGAACAGTATGAGGTACATCATTAGTAAAAGCTAAACATATAATCGCTTTGATTTCTTCCTTATGTTTAAGGCCAAAAATTTTCCTATCAAACTCCCTTCTCCATTGTAAATCTATTTCTGGTCTGACCGGATCTTCGGAAACATCTATAGTCTTTAGCTCTACAAGACTTGCCTTTCTTGTCCAATTAGAATCAATATTGTTTTTTTCCCTAGTCCAATTAAGTATCGTTTTTAACACAATTTATTTCCTCTATTTATAAAAAATATGATTCTCTATAGTTATTATCCGTTGTAAATAATTAGACCAATCAGGTTTCACATAATCTGCATGATACCATAAAGCTCCTTCTGTAATATCAATTAGTATCATCCTCGATTGAAAATTATTAATTTCTAATATTTCTCTTGCGACTTCCATTGATTGTACCCAAGTATAAGAATCTGTAGGAGTATCAGATTTGCCATCACAGAACCAGCTAAATTGACACCGACCTATAATTGGAACTTCGTTTCCCATATAATTTTTACGATATTCGGCTTGATAAATAACATCGCATACAGAATCTGGAAATTGAGAACTAACAACTCTATTAATAGTTACAAACGCAACGGATAATTTACCTGCTAAGGGTTGATTTCCTGCTTCAAAATAAATATTTTTAGCCATGCATATTAATTCTTCATCAATATCTGATGCAACGATTGACCATTGTCCAAAAGAATTAGAAGAAAATAAAATAAATATTAAAGTAAATAATGCTTTTAGTTTATACATATTCTTTCCTTGCATTTAAAGCTATTTCAATATTATTATGAACTTCATCAAGATTAGAAGTAGCTTCTCTAATAATGCTTTTTAACAAATAGAAATCTCTCTTTGTAAAAAGATGTTTAATACTATCTATATTTGAGGAAGTTCTTTCTGTAACTAAATTACCTTTACCATCAAATATAACTTTATAGCCTACTAATGTAGCTTCTTTATTTTTTGTAGTCATTATTCTATATCCCTGAATATAAGCTTACCAGAGTCTCCGCGTAGTCCTGCTTTCATATAGGCCGTAGCCCGTCCTTCAAAGAAGTTTTGATGTTCTATTCCCATTACTTCATCTAGCCAACCAAGCGGGTTTTCTTTCTGTTTAAAATTTGTTTTTAATCCTAACTGTAAAAGTCTTCTATCTGCAATGTATCTATTATAAGCATACATGTCCTCTTTAGTTAGCCCTTGAATATCCCCCATTGCAAACACAAGATCTAAGAACTTATCTTCTAACTTCACCATTTCCCTACAGATTTGATAGATTTCTTTCTTGAAATCATCTGTCCAGATCTCTAAGTTTTCCTTAATGAACTCTTTAAATAGTTGAGTCATAGCTTCTACATGAAGAGACTCATCTCTTATTGAATATGTTACAATCTGTCCCATGCCCTTCATCTTTCCAAATCTAGGAAAATTTAAAAGTATTGCAAAGCTGCTGAATAATTGTAGTCCTTCTGTAAAGGCTGAATAGACTGCTAAAGTTTTAGCAATACTCTTCTTATCCTTTAAAGTAGGTTTAAAGTCTTTTACATAATCATGCTTATCTGACATCTGTTCATATTCAGCAAAAGCTTTATACTCAATCTCAGGAAGTCCTACAGTATCCAGAAGAAGGCTATAAGCATGTTGATGAATAGATTCCATATTAGCAAAAGATCCCATCATCATTCGTGCCTCTGGTTTCCTAAAGACTCGCATATATTTATCTATGTATCCTGCTCCTACATCAACATCAGATTGTGTGAACAATCTAAATATCTGAACTAATAAGTTACGCTCTGTATCGGATAGATCCTGCCAATCTTTAACATCCGTATGTAATGGAACAGACTCAGGCATCCAGTGCATCTGGTTCTGCAATACATAATAGTCAAACATCCACGGATGATCGAAAGGTTTATAGTAATCTCTGGTGCTTAATAAACTCATTAGTCATTATCTCTTTTATAAAGTTTTTTATCTAAAAAATTAGATATTAAAGATTGTAACTTATCTTCAGCATTAGCTAATTTAGCTATTAATTCATCTAAAGATTCAATAAGGTGTGGGTGTTCTGCTACACCTACACTATTATCTAAATAGTTTTCTATATCAACTTTGTATTCTTCAATCTCGGCTTCATATTTTAATTTTAAAGCCAAGATCTTTTTAGGTCTTTTCAACATTTTGTTCTCCTTCTGGAAGTATATCATATATCCAATAATCTAAAATCATATCTCTTGGTATAATCATTGGAGTGTTAATTGTTTTCTTATCTTTCTCATAAAAGTCTGTACATAAAACAACAGCCTCAGAGTTTTCTTTTATTAGAAATCCCACAGTAGATCTAACAATAGGTTTTAATTTCCTAGCTTCCTCTAAAGCAAAGTCGTCTGTATCTATCCAAGCATCTCCCCACTTAACTTCTACTACTTTCATATTATCCCTCACAAGCCAAACATTCTATTTCATCTAATCTAATTCGTGGTATTTTAACTCCAACATTTTCTGTAGTTCTAGCTGCTTCTGTTCTAAAGTAGTAAAGTGACTTGAGTTTATTTGCCCCATACCAATGAACATCATTAACATATTGCATATAATCATCATGTATTTCTTGATTCTCTGTGGCTTTTGGAAGCGTGAAAAATAAGTTTACACTTTGACTTTGACAAATAAACTCTTGTCTTTTTATTGCATGTTCAATTACCCATATTTGATTTACCTCCGTTGCTGTTTTAAATACATTCTTTTCGTGTTCTGAAAGAATATCTAAGTGTTGGACTGATCCATTATGAGCTAATATATCAGCCCATAGATCTTTTATTTCCTTATCCAGTAATCCTTTTTCTTTAAAAAGATTTTCAAGAAATCTATTTTTAACTTGGTAATTTCCTGTGAGGGTCTTATGCGTAAAAATGTTTGCACGAAAAGGCTCAATAGAAGGAGAAGTCCCACCACAAATAATACTGCTACTAGCATTAGGAGCAACAGCGAGTAAGTGAGAATGGCGATACCCCGAACCGTGTACATCAGGAGCTTCACCACGCTCATCAGCCAGTCTCTTAGAAACTTTACATGATTCAGCTTTAATGTGCTTAAAACATTTATGGTTAAAGCTCGTAGCATAGATACTTTCAAAGTCAATGTTTTTGCGTTGGAGATAGGCGTGAAATCCCATTGCTCCCAAACCGATTGACCTTTCTCTATAAGCTGAGTATGCAGCCTTAGTAAATCCTTCTTGACCTCCTTTAATATAAGTTTTAAATCTTTTATAATTAGCACTATATTCTCCAAGCTGTGTAGTATCTAAAGCATTTTCTATAAAATGTTGTAAGACATTATCTAGCATTGTTATTAGATCACTAATAAATAACGGGTCTTTAACCCACTCATCAAAGTATTCTAAATTAACGCTGGATAAACAACATACAGCAGTTCGTTCTTCATTAGTAGGTAAAGTTATTTCAGAGCATAGATTACTTTGTCTTATTTCTAAACCTAAATCCTTCTGTCCTTTAGGAAGGTTTTCGTTACACAGATCTAAATTAACTATATAAGGTTCTCCAGTTTCTGCTCTTGCATAGATAATTTGCCACCATAAATCTCTAGCATTTATAATCTTAACAGCTTCTTTAGTTTTTGGATCTATTAACCTCCAATCTAAATTTTCTTTTACAGCATTTAAAAATTCATTATTAAGTGTGATACCGTTGTGAAGATTCAAACACTTTCTATTAATATCTCCTCCAGATTCTTTTCTAATATTAATAAACTCTTCTATTTCTGGATGGCTAACATCCATATATGCAGCGTAGCTACCTCGTCTTGTAGTGCCTTGATTAAAGGCGAGCATCTGAGAATCTACGACATGCATGAAAGGGATAGAACCAGTAGAACGACTGCCGTGAGCAGTAGGTATACCATTACTCCTAACATCTCCCCAAAATCCACCGATGCCTCCACCTGAGCTTGCCAACCAAATGTTCTCGTCATAATGATCAGACAAACCACCCCTACTATCAGGGACATAATTAAGGAAGCAGCTAATAGGTAAGCCACGACTTGTTCCCCCGTTACTAAGAATAGGAGTGCTAAACATGAACCAACAATCGGAACTGTAGTTATAAAGTCTTTGAGCCAATTCATAGTCTGTTATTCCTTTGTATGTAGCTCCGAATACAGATGCTCTCGCAAATGCTTCTTGAGCGTGAGTTTCTTCTTCCCAAAAATATCTATCCTTTAAACTATTCAAACTAAAATCATTTAGTTTTTTATCTTTATCATAGTCTATTTTTATCCCTAAATATTCTTTAGGTCCAACTTTATCTTCAACCATTGCTATCCCTTAATATTTTATGTAATCTATTTTCATACCACATTGCCTTATCTAGATCTTGTACTCCATCTTTATAAGGAAATCTCCATCTATATTTTAAAGAGTTACCCCTTAAATATCCTATAAATTCTCTTTTACTAAGCATAGCTTCTATAGCATCTATACATTCAATCTCCCCTTGATTATAATGATCAGGATTATTAACTAAATCTTTATTCTTCATTACTACCTCCATAACTTAGGTAAAGTGTCTTCACTATACCATCTAAAATTATTCTTCTCAGCCCATTCTGCATGACTCCTTTTAGTCCCATCCTTTCTTTTTTTAGCTGCTGGCATAGGAGCCTGTGGTTTCTGAAATAAGAATACAAGTTCTGTATTTTTAGGTAAACTTTTACGAATCCATATATATTTACTATATTCTGCGTGATCCCAAAACCTACCTTTAGCTTCTAATAAAATTAATTTAGATCCAATCTTACGAATGAAATCTACTTCATATGTTTTTTCTACTATATAATCTATTAAGTCTCCTCTAAGTTTCCAATTTTGTAATACATCTTTATGTAAAGTATATTCCCAAGAACTATCGTAACCCTTTGGAACATTTTTTTCTTTAGGTCTAACTCTTCTAGGCTTCCTTCTCATAAGATATTACCAACATATTTATTTCTTTTTATAGTACGCTTCTCAGTATATTCTTTAATATCTTTTAATAAGATATTATTAATATTAATATTTTTTTCTTTTATTAAATTTTTAATTTTTTTAATTATCCATCTATATGAATAGGCTGATAAGATAATTTTATGTCCTGCATATAGATGAGTATCGGGAGGCATAAATTTTATAACATTTGTTACATTAATTTTTCTTGCTTCTTCCTCCGGTACTTGTAATTGTACCCATTCTACAAGAATTTGTAAAGCTTTTTTTCTTATTTTTTTAGATAATCTATTATTCATTTCATTATCTCCAATACCTTTGGTTCCTTCTCAATGTGTGTAAAATATACTGGACCTTTAGCATAATCAAATACTCTTAACCCTTTACCATCATTAGAATTTTTATGGCACTTAAATTTATGAGGACAGTAATTACACTCTCTAGCTAATTTTAAATTACCAGATAGTCCTTCTGGCACAGGGTCATAACAAAACTTAGGAGGGGTCTTTCTTTTTACAATCTTTTTAATATCTTTTATCCTAACTTTTATATTAGGCTTATCAAATTCTTGAGGTATATATAGTGCTATCTCTCCTGTCTCTTTATTAAGAGCTAAGAAACCTCCGTTGGATGTACCCATAGCCTCTTCATAGGCTGCTAGTTGAGCTAAGTAACCGAAGGTATCATTCTCTGGTAAAGTTTTATTCTTAAACTTCTTAAAGGCGTAACCAGAGGCTGTCTTTACATCTACTACTTCTCCATCTATAACACAATCCATGTGACCAACAATGCCATCAACCTTAACTTCTTTTTGTTCTGATTCAACCTTATGTCCTGAGAGCCTAACAAAGAATAATAGTAATACTTCTAACAAGTGACCATAAAGAAATTTAATATATAGGCTTTCTGGAATAGATCCAGAAGTCTTTTCAGAATTTAAATCAAACCATAATTGTCTATCAGGCTTACCTAAATTTGACATTCTTAATGTTGGAGTTAATTCAGATTCTGAAGATCTAGGAGTAGCCCATT